TGCCTAACGCCCTTAATCTTGCCACTGTTGGTGAGATGGAGATGGAGCAAGCTGCAGTTACGTTAACCGGCGTGATGAACGCCTTTAATCTTACTGTTGCCGATTCAGAGCATGTAGGTGATGTATTCGCTAAAGCTGCTGCTCTATCCCAAACTTCTGTTCAAGGTATGACAGAGGCTATGAAGACAGCGTCTGTTGTTGGCGAGCAGTACGGTGCATCAATGGAGGACACAGCCACAGCCTTGACGTTGTTGGCTAAAGTAAACATTACGGGTACATCAGGAGGCACGGCTTTTAGGAATATGCTAAAAGAGCTATATGCACCTGTACCTGCGGCAGCAGCAGCTATAAAGAAACTCGGCATAGAAACCCAAGATGCGCAGGGTAACCTGAAGCCGTTTGCAGATGTGATCTATGATCTGAAGGGCAAACTTGACGACTTCAGTAAAGGGGATCAGACGCAAATTCTTCAAAGGCTGTTCGGTGAGCGCGGTGGTAAAGAAGCTGTAGCAATGCTTTCGCTTACTAGAGAAGAGTGGGAGAAACTTAGGGACTCCATCAAAAACTCTGAAGGCTTCATGGATACTGTGGCCAATGAGTTGGAGAACACAGCAAAAGGCAAGTGGGCACAAGCTGTTAATACAATGAAATCGCAGTTAATAACTGCTTTTCAGGAGATGGAACCTGTGTTCAGCAATTTAGCTGACAATCTAAAGGAGTTATTCTCTGATCCTGCTTTTGTGTCTGGTCTAAAAGCAATAGTCAGCGGAGTCGCCACACTTACCAGTGTCCTTGTAGAGATGGCTCCAGCACTTATAACGCTGGCGCAGGCATGGGTGGTGTATAAGGCCGCTATGATAGGCAGTGCTGTATGGACAGCAACTGCTGCTGCTGTAACTACATTTGCTACCAGTATGCAAGCCGCCAGCGGCATAATGGGGCCGGCTATTGGTGTGATGGGTACAATGAAGAGTGTGGTAGCAGGACTACCGTCGCTTTTAATGGCTATCCCAACGCCACTCACAATAATAGCCGGAGGACTCGCCGCCGGTGCCACTGCGTGGATGATCTGGGGCAATACAGCAACTAGGGCTGGTGACCAAGCCTACGATGCGGCCAGGAGAGCAGAGAGTGCACTAGCCAAGGTTCAGCGCAGAGAGAAGTACGGTGTAGGTGATCTCGGTGAGGCCCAAGAGGAGTTGGACAAAGCTGAGAAGTTGCTCTCTTTAAGGGTTGAGGGTAGGCAGACAGGCACTGCACTATCTGACGCCAGAGCCTCTGTAGCCAAGTGGGGTGAGGTTGTAGCTGGACTTGAAAAGGAAAAGTACAAGGCTCAAGGTGCCTCTACAGACCTAAAGGCAGCCATAGATGGTAAGCCGGCAACTAGAAAGGCGTCTGAAATTCTTGGGCCTTTCCCAAAAGCAGCCAAGTCTGGTGCAGCTAAACCAAATAAAGACTTCAGGAAGATTGCCGAAGATAACTTAGCTTCTGCCATTAAGCAGGAGCAGATTAAACTTAGTATGGAGCTACTTGATGTTGAGATCGAATTAGCCGGGCAAACTATCAGCTCAACTGTAGCTACTGAAAAGAAGAACGCTGCTACTAAAGAGTCTCTAGTTGCTGAACAGGCTTTGATTGAGGCATCACTAGCTGCTGCTAAGTTATCAAAGGACGAAGTCCTTATTGCTAAGTTCAAAAACGACCTAGACGAAAACGCAGTCAAGCTGAAGAAGCAGGAGAAGGCTGTAATACTTGACGTTACAAAAGCTCTTACTGCTGACAAGACAGCAATAGAAGACCTCGGGCTATCTACCACGAGGTACATAGACGACCTTAAGTTTGAGCGCGATGCACTGGATTTGACAGCAACGCAGGTTTCAGCCCTTCGTATTGAACGTGAGCGGCTGCGTCAGGAGGAAGACCTTAATGTAAGGGCTGCTCGTCAACAGGTTACACCAGAGCAAGAAGCTGCGGAGCGTGCTGCTATTGCAGCTCGTGCAGCGGCTAAGCAGGAGGATGAAGACTATCAGCAATCTTATGTCGCTGGCTGGAAAAAGGCCTACAAAGAATACGCTGACGCAGCTACCAGCGAGAGCAAGAGGGCCGCAGACACTTTCGCTCTATTCACTGGCTCAATGGAATCAGCCCTTGACGAGTTTCTGACTACAGGGAAGCTAAACTTTGCCAAGTTTGCAACTGACATTATTGCTCAAATAGCAAAGATCGAAGCAAAGGCCCTTATTGCAAAGGCGATGGACAGTGGAGGCCGGTCCAGTGGAGGTTTTGGTGGCATCATCGGCAGCATACTCGGGATGTTTGGCGGCGGTGGCAGCATTTCTGGTGGTCTAGACCTCCCCAATATCATTGGGACAGCCACTGCACCTTGGGCCAAAGGCGGCGTCTTCTCTGGTTCCCCGTCGCTGCACTCCTATGTCAACACGGTCCAGACCAGCCCACAGAGTTTTGCTTATGCCAATGTCCACAAGTTTGCCAAAGGGGGTGTCTTTGCCGAGGCTGGTCCTGAAGCAGTAATGCCTTTAGCTCGGGATACTGCCGGTCGTTTGGGTGTAAAATCGCAGGGTGGAAGCGGAAGGCCAATCAGCATCACGGTTAATGTCAATGGCACCAACGCACCGGATGTGAGAAGGGCCGCTGGCCAGGGGGCGCGAGAAGCCTTGTCAGCACTTAACGGAGCACGCAGGTATGGCTGAGTTTCATGAGGGGCGGCTGCCGGTCAACGTCAGAATGGGCGCATCCTACAATGACGAGTTCGCTGTTCAGATAGTGACCACGTCATCCGGTAAAGAATACCGGAGGCTGATCCATCCGTTCCCGGTTCGCAGCTTTAACGTCAACTTCACGATGATGAAAGACGACCTGCTTCAGGGCGTTTTGGAGTTGTACAGTAGAGTCTATGGTATGTACGCTGGCTTTCGTGTCAAGTGTGAAGATGACTACAGCACAAAGAATCACGTTGACGCGCCAACAGCAACAGACTGGGTCATGCCAAAGTTGTCTACTAGAGTGTATCAGCTAGTTAATGGCTATGGCTCTGGGGGTACACCGATTGGCATAGGACTTGCGTATAGGAACATCTATAAGCCTGTAGCCAACAGTACTGTTGTGGCTATTGACTCTTTGGCAGTCAACAGTACTAATTGGACTGTAGATACAACAACTGGACGTGTCACATTCTTGGCCAATAGCACTTGGTCAATCACTAACATAACTAAGGCTGCTCAGGCTGTACTGACTATCCCAGGGCATACGTTGGTTACTGGAAGGTCTATAAGAATAACAGGTATACCATCCGGTATGACAGAGATGAATAACCAGCGCGCCAATGTTACTAATGTGGCTGGCGACCTAGTTACAGTAAACATAAACAGCGCGAGTTATACAACCTACAGTAGTGGCGGCACAGTCAATACTGAGCCACAGACTGGAGAAGTAATTACTGGTGGCTGTTACTTTGATATTCCGTGCCGCTTCAACAGTAAGATTGATGTAACATCCATGTCTCCCAGCGTTCGTGACTGTGGTGGCATAGACTTGATTGAGTTGATTAACCCATGAAAGCAGCCGTAGCTGATTACCGTTATCGTGTCATGTGTATGCGCATAGAGCCGAAGGCACACGCCAACGTGTACTTAACCAGCCATGTTACCGACCTAGTCATGGGGGCCAACACGTACCTATCGGCCTCTGGTTATGAGTTCACAGGCAACAGCGCGCCTGCGGGATTTACTCCGGCCAACATAGACATTGAGGGCATTGTCGGTTTAGCTGGCATTAGCAGAGCTACTGTAGCCAGCGGCGTATTTGACGGTGCTAGATGCTACTGTTTTGCAACCTCGTGGGTAACCCCAGTTGAAGATCAAGAACCAGTCACAGCCGGCATCTTTGGTAAGACGACAATACTGGATGACAAGTATACAATCAGCGGCACTTCACTGATAGACGTGCTGAACCAGACAGTAGGTACAACCTACTCTGTTCAATGCCCAAAGACTTTCTGCGGCACTGAGTACGCTGGGTGTGGTGTGTCTCTGGCTGCAAATAGAGTTACTGGGGCACTTACTTCAGTCTCATCGGCTAGGCAGTTCGTTGACAATACAAGGGCAGAGGGCAACGACATATTCGGTGCCGGAACGATACAGTTTACAACGGGGCTCAATGCTGGCTTAAAGCCGATGGAGATCAAGTCTTTTACAGCCGGCGGAACTATTGTAACGCATGAGGCCTTTTACTACATGCCGGCCAATGGTGATGAATACGTTATGATTCGTGGATGTAGAAAGCGGTCGTCTGACTGCAAAGCTAGGTGGAACGGTTCAACTACATATTCCAACATACTGAACTTTGGTGGGTTCGAGCATATACCGACCGGCTCAACTTATGCACAACGCGGTCAGGGCGGGTAATGACCCAAGACGACATCATTGACGCAGCACTGGAGTGCGTTGGCACTCCATTTATGCACCAAGGTAGGCTATTGGGAATAGCCCTTGATTGTGCTGGCGTGGCCATTCACGTGTGCAACAGAGTCGGCCTAGATGCCGAAGACTTTGTTGGCTATGGCAGAACCCCACTCAATGGCCTGCTTCAAGCTAGACTAGACGCGCAGCAATTCTTCACTCGGGTAAGCAAGGGCAATGTTCAGCCCGGTGACATTATGCTGATGAGATTTTTGGGCGAACCACAGCATATAGCTGTCATGGGTCACGACGAAGTCATTCACGCCTATGAGGCTGTTGGCAAGTGCGTCAATCACCCCATGGATAAGAAGTGGTGGAACAGAGTTGTACACGGCTATAGGTTCAACGGAGTGACACCATGAGTAGTGCTGGTCAAATAGTTGGTGGTGTAGTCGGTGCCGTAGCTGGAGCATTTGTTGGCTCCCCAATGCTGGGTGCTCAACTGGGAATGATGCTCGGCGGTGCGCTAGACCCACCAAAAGGTCCTACTGTAATTGGTCCTCGCCTAGAAGACCTAACAATTCAGACTAGCACTTACGGCGCCACTGTTCCACGTGTCTATGGGACTGTACCAGTACTTGGGAATGTGTTCTGGCTAGAAAACAACAAAATAAAAGAAACAGTCACTAAGAAGAAATCAGGAGGTAAAGGTGGCGGGTCAAAAACAACTACAAAGACATTTACTTATTCAGCTACATTTGCTGTAGGACTGGCTGATACAAAGTCTTTAGGCGGACCAATTGTCGGTGTTAAGAGAATCTGGATAGGCCCTGATCTTTGGTACGATGCCGGATCGTCAGACATGGGCACAATTGCTGCGTCTAATGCGGCGGCTGAGGGCTTTGAAGTATACCTGGGAAGCAATACCCAAAACCCAGACCCGCGCATAAGTGCGGCACTTGGTGTGAATGCCTCAGCGTATAGAGGCGTGGCTTATATTGTTTTCTACGACTTGGCGTTAGCAAAATACGGCAACAGCCTTGCCGGTGCTCAGGTTAAAGTAGAAGTAGTTTGCAACGGAACTATATCAAATTATGCAGTTACACAGACATCTATAAGCGACAGGAATTGGGGGCCACTTACCTATAACGGTGCAGTTTATTGCGCTTTAAACGCATCATCGAGCAATATCTGCTCGACATCATACGACGGAGTAACGTGGACAGAACGGGTCTTGCCAAAAACAGATGCTTGGTTGGCAATAGGCTCAAACAGCAAAATAATAATCGCTTGCGGTTATGGCTCTACCTGTACATCTGAAGATAACGGAATTACTTGGGTAGAAAGAACAATGCCAGCAAACCATTACTGCACAGATATTGTGTGGAATGGTGAGATATTCTTAATAGCTACGGACAGCGGCCCGTTCTTTACGTCAACCACTGGCAAAAGCTGGGCGCAGGGTTCAGCACCAATGTACCAGCTAGGTTATGGCAATATGAGTTACAGGGGGTTGGGGTGGAACGGCAACGTATTTGTTGCAATTGCCGGAAGTGGAACTGGCGATTTCTGTTATTCGGAAACTGGACTTGATGGAAGCTGGGCAAGTGGTGTGCAGCCCGTAGGGAATAACTGGACTGCAATTGGCACTTTGGGACCAAGGTTTTGTATAACCTCAAATAACTATGCTGGAACGTATACCTCAGATGATGGCATAAACTGGACATACAACGCTAGTAATTTCCCTGGCTACGGAACTGTTGTTGCGTCTGACGGATCAGTGCTATGCGCAACAAGTTATGGTGATTACTGCGTATCTGCCGACGGTGTCACGTGGGAAATTAAACCATTTCCAGGCGGCTCAGTAAATGCGTGGAACGGTTTAGTTTGGGGCGGTGCTGTATTTGTTGCAGTACGTGGCGGTACTGGATTAAGCGCGATCATCCAGCCGTATAAAGTAGTTGTCTCTACTCCTTCACTTAGTAACATAGTATCGTCAGAGGCGTTGCAGTCAGGCTTGTTGGCTGCCGGCGACATAGACGTTACAGGATTAACACAGCAGGTAAAAGGCTACAGGATTGGAAGTATTGGCGCCATTAGATCAGCTATAGAACCACTACAGGGTGTATGGCCGTTTGACGTTGTTCAGCACGGATACAAAATCCAGTTTAAGGTCAGGGGTAGTGGCTCAGTTGTAACCATTCCAGATGACGACTTAGACGCCAGAAGTGCCTCGTCTAGTCCAGGTGTATCTATAACTACATCAAGAGAGACAGATGTACAGCTTCCAACAAATGTCACTATCAAGTACCTAGACTACGGCAGAGACTACGAGGTTGGTGAGCAGTACTCAGAGCGCACTACTGTAAATTCTGTTAACCTCAGAGTCATAGATGTTCCAGTAGTATTGACAGATAGTGAAGCTGCTGGCATGTCTGAAACGCTGTTGTACCTGTACTGGCTGGAGAGGCATGAAGTTTCATTCAATCTGCCTCCGACTTATAACCAGTTAGAGCCGGCCGACGTAGTCACTCTGGAGACTCCAGAAGGAAACGTGTCGTTGAGGCTGACAAGTGTCAATAACACTAGCGAAGGTATTGTTGAGTGTCAGGCAAGATATAACCTTGACAGCATTTACACACCTGCCGCCGTGGCAGCTAGCCCAGTGGTATCAGGGCCAACGACTATTGCAGGTCCAAGCCTGTCTTTCTATGTTCTGCTCGACATACCTTACGTACATACAGCACTGGCAGACCCTGCTTTTCTGTGTGCAATGTATGGTCAAAACTCATCATGGACAGCGGGTATTCTGTTTAGGACTGATGACGCCGGCAGCACGTGGACCGATATTCAGGCTTTTGCTGCTCCCGGTGGCACACTAGGAATTGTCTCCAATAGTATTGGCGTTGTCGACAGCAGAGTATGGGACAAGTCTAGCTCACTTACTGTGAGCATGTTAAGTGGCACGCTGTCCAGTGTAACCGACATAGCTGTCTTAAATGGCTCAAACTATTTTGCGTATGGGGCTCACGGTCGCTGGGAGATAGTAGGCATCCAGATTTGCACACTTGTATCTGGAACTATATACACATGCAGCGATATGATTCGTGGGGCAAAGGGCACAGAATGGACCATGGGCCTTCATCAAGCAGGGGACATGCTCGTACTGCTTGATGAGAGTTATGTGACTGCTATTGGCATGAGCACCTCCAGTATAGGGCTGTCTCGTGCTTATCGTGGTATTACTGATGGCAGTGACATCAGCAGTGACACTGATTATGACTTTACATACAACGCAGTGAACCTGGAGTGCCTATCACCTGTACAATTTAAGGCGCACTTCTGGCCTACGACCAGTAACTGGGACTTTGCATGGATACGGAGAAGTCGCACTGATGGTGAGTGGCGTGACAGAGTCGACGCTGGAGTTGGAGAAACAACTGAGGCCTATGAAGTTGACATCTTCGCAGACAGTGGATACGCAACGCTTAAAAGAACAATAACGACAACAGCACAATCATGCACTTATACACTTGCCCAACAAACAACTGACTTTGGAAGCTATCAGGCAGAGATTTACGCCCGAGTATATCAGATGTCATCTGTTGTAGGTAAGGGCTATCCGGCTAGTGGCAATTTCGGAGCTATAAGATTCGATGCAAACTGGAGTCAGGTAGTACTCTCCATGCCAATGGATGCTGCCGGGATACTCGATTTGAAGTCACACACGCCGACAATAGTCGGCAGTACCACCATAAGTTCAACACAGTATTTCACTGGAGGTAGAAGTTGTTATTTTGACGGAAGTGGTGACAGAATTACATTTGCAGCCTCTGCCGATTGGAACCTTGGAAACACGTTCACTATTGAGTTTTCAATCTACCCCTTAGCATACCCTACCTCTGGAGAGTGGTGCAGGATTTTCCTGATTGGTGAAAACGGTAGCGGCTCAGCTCTGACAATCCAATTTAACGACGTCGGGCAAATAGGAATAGTCGTCCCGAATGGTTCTGGTGGACTTTATACATCAGGTGCTGCTGCATTGAACACTTGGAGTCACTACGAGTTCTCTGTATCTACCGGAACTGCATATATCTTTAAGTCTGGAGCCTCTGCTGCTGGCCCAACTGCAATCACAACTCAGAGTTCATCATCTAGTGATGGGCTTATAATCGGATATGACACTGCGGCGAGTTCAATTGACTTCAATTTCTATGGATATGTCGACAGAGTCAGAATAACAAAGGGTGTTGCAAGGCATACAGCAGCATTTACATTTGATCCAAACCCATTCCCAACACAGTAGGAAATATAATGGCATCTTCAACATCCAACCTAGACTTAATTTCTGTATCTCAGGCCAGTAAAGAGGTTACGGCCAACGCCCTCTTCAATGCCACCAGCCCAACTATGCTGTTTGGGCGTAGGGAGAATACGAGCGGCCTGAACTGGTACTGCTACGGAGGCATCATGATGGTCGACGGTGTGCTCACTGTCCTGGCCAATCCTTCTGCCGTTGTCCTGACTGCTAGTCAGACCAACTACATTGAAGCTACACGTGCGGGAGTAGTTTCGGCTAGACTGACGGAGTTTACGCCCGGACGTATACCACTATACACTGCTGTGACTAATACTACTACAGTCACTACCTATACAGATTACAGAACATGGGTGCAGCCGAACCATATAACCAGTCGTGTTAGCGTAGCAGTAACTACGGCTGACGTGACACTTACAAACGCTCAGGCTGCATGTAGGTATTTGACGATTACTGGGGCACTCACAGGTAACAGAGCTATCATTGTTCCTAATGACTGGGAGGGTATCGTCTACAACACCAACACTGATACTGGCGGGCCTTGGACCACGACGTTTAAAACTTCTGCTGGAACAGGAATTGTCGTTGCCAAGACCACTAGGGCACACCTGTTCGCTGACGGCACCAACGTCGTGCGCATTACTGCTGACACATAGGAGTAACAATGAACCCATTTATGAAGGGGTTGTCGGTAGATAACCCTGCATTCGTAAAGAACCTCGGCATGGGCCTTATGGCTGCTCTGCCAGTAACACTATCAGCTTACACGGCATTTGCCGTAAATCATCCAGGATTGTTCATTACACCAGAAGACGCCACAACAATCGTCAACTGGTTAATGGCAGTCATTGGTATCGTGTCGCATGTCATATCTAGCGACAAAGTAGGTTTTCCGTCGACGGAGAATCAAATTAACCTTAAGGGGTAATGTAATGAAGATTCAAAATACAACGCTGTCGTTTTCGTCAAAAGACGCAGAAACTGGCGAACCCACAGTAGATGGCCAAGTGACCTACTACAACGTCAATGAAGGCGTGCTCTTGTTCATTGAGAGCGAGTTCATTAAAATGTTCCAGTCAATGAACTCCGCAGTCCCACCGGCTAAGTAATCAAGGAACAATACAATGCCTACACCTAGTAATGGTATCACCTACAACACCGACGTGATCGGCCTTGTTCGCAGGCTCAACAGGTTCATCGTTGAGATCGTCAAGAGCCAAAGTTCTGGCACATCGAAGACACTCAGCTTCGACGTGGTCCGCGCTCAAACCTACATCACCGCAGTGCGCTCGTACATGGCATGGGTGACGGGTCAGCCCGAACTCGATCTGCCGGAGACTGGGCCGCGCCCAGTCAATCTGCCGACCAACCCGGTTATCCCGGAAATGGAGAACGAAAGTCTTTTCGATCTGGCCACGCTGCTTGAACTGGCCCGTGACGAATTGGCAAATTCGCAATCCAGCCGCCTCAGTTCCAACCTGATCGGTTTTGATGCACAGCGCCTTACCGCTATCCTAGACAAGGCCGACCTGTTCATCACCAACTACATCCTGGCCATTGACCCGCTCGACCAACCGGAAACTTCCCCGGCTGTGGCCATGACTGGCCCTGGAAAACTGGGCGTCTAAAAGCCGTTAAAAGTCAACGACTTGAAAACGGGCTGTGGGCAAAAGTTGAGAACTTTGTGGCCCACAGCCCATTCTATCGAACCTAGAGCGACTGACGCCCGTCTTTTTCAACGTGAAAGCGGTGAGAGACCCAACCTCTGAAGTTGGCATAGCGGTAGTTGCCGTCGGTAGCCTCGGCTTGATGCTCGACCGGCGACATGTGCGGTGGCACAGCCCCCATCAATCTATCGTACAACCTGAAGTCTTCGATCTCAGTCGAGACCATGCCACCGTGATTCAGATATGACACACGACAGCATCGGGCAGCAGACACCTTGATAGCATCCTCAATGCTCAACTGGTCACGTTCAATGGCATTGACATAGGGCAGGTGCCACTCTCCTGCTTTCAGTTCTCTTGGCTTACTGAAAAACTTTGCCGCCCTCATGGCCTTAGCCAAGGTCTGAATCTCGGGCTGTGCTGCTGGGTGACAGCGCAAGGCGTAGAAGTTGTCCCAGTCAGTGGACGTGACAACGACGTGGATGTACTGCCACGGCTCCAACATTCTGTTGGCCACCTGCTTATGGGCACCAAGCTTAGACATAAGCCACACAGGGATACATACAGCACGACCAGTCCACTTCCAAAGAAACTTTACAGCCGCTCGTCTAAGTCCCTCCAACTCTTGGTCAGCCTGCATTCCAGCTTGGTTAGCACCCCAATGCGCAGGAGTTGCCGGCCTGCTCCATACTTGTGCCAGCATCCGTTTAATTGGTATGGCACGACTAGAACTGGCATTCCGGCTAAATACTCTGTGTGTCATAAACTCAGAGTGAATAAACCGGGGGTACACCAACTCCATAGTTGTTATCTGAACCCCAGCAGGGTTTATTGAATCTGCTACTATTTTGGCTGATGTTATCACAGCACTACCTCCACTTTAACTCCAGCCTCGTTAAACATCGCCAAAGACTCCGTATAAGAGTCGTACCACCGTTGTATAAACTCTGTGTCAGGGTGCGGGAATACTACACGGACGATGCCGCTTTGGATTAACCTGGCCGCACAATTGCTGCACGGCGCGTGCGTCACATAGGCCGTGCACCCATCCAGGTCTTCCTTCGCTGACAGGATGGCATTGTCCTCAGCGTGCAAGCTGCGTAGCAGGCGGTGAGCCCTGTCCCTGAACTCGTCATTGACGCCGGCTGGCGGACCATTGTAGCCCATGCTTACGACCTTGTTCTTGCCCTTGGCAATGACGCAGCCAACTTGAGTTGACGGGTCCTTGGACCACTCAGCCACGTGGCGTGCCAACTCCAGCAAACGGCCATCCCACTTGTCTAGTGACATCTGGGAACCTCGCTGTCTTCTTCCTCGTCTTCGTCAATGACACCTAACTCTACCAGAGTATCTCCAAGTTTCTCAAATAGGAGCAGGGCTCCGTCCAAGGTCATTGCACATTGGTGACCTTTTAGTGCGAGGCAGATGTAAGTATGACCATTGCCATCTTCTGTTGTAGATAACCTAAAATCGTTCATTCCATCCTCACAACTGAATCAAATTGTCAGCAACGCTTTCGCTGACCTCTTCATGAGACACCAGCAGAGTTTGCTGGAATCCCACACTCTTTAAGAACCCAAGCATGGCTTCAGTCCTGTCGTCGTCACAGCCATGTCCCGGTTCGTCTAGTACCAACAATCCGCACTGTGGCAGAAATGTGCGGAGTAAAGCGCATCGAATGGCTAGCCCGAGAATGTCTAACGTGCTACCAGACAGTGACTCCACAGCCTGCCCATTGACCTTGAAACCGCTGCCGTCCTTAACTACCCATGATTCCTCCTTACGCATCTGGGAGAACATGACACTGACAGACGCCAGTACCGTGTTCCACAGCTTGTTGGCAATGACAGGCCTAATCTTCCGCAACTTAGCCACCAGTGCGTTGTTGAACCCGAGTGAAGCCAAGTCCGCCTTGCACGATTCAATCGTCTTGTTGGCATCATTGACACGTTCCTTGGCCATGGCCCACATCTTTACAGCAGCCTGAAACGCACGCTCCAACTCTTCGGCCTCACGTTTGAGCAGGATCACCTCACCTTCAGCAACCTGAACAGCGGCCAAGGCTTGGTCCTTGACGTTTGTCAAGGCGATGATGTCGTCTTCGTTCGGTGCCTTGAACTCAACAAGTGCAACTTCAGCTTCGTTGTACGCGACAACGGCCTTGGCCAGTTGCTCCTTCGCCCACTCCAACTGGGCGCGGGACGCTTCGAGGGCCTTGACTTCGGCCTCGACCGCGGCCAGTTGCCGACGCAACTCAGCAACGTCAGGTGCATGGCCAGTTGGCACTGGACCATCCCAGACAGCTTTCATTGGGTACTGGGCGTCATCGAATAGACAGTAGCCGACCAGCTTTTTGAATGTTGGTTCGAGCGTCCGTGCCCACCACTCTATGGCATCAAACTTCTTTCTGTCAAAAGCCTCACTGCTTAAGTTCTCTTTATTTGCACTCTGAAGTGCTTCAAGTGCTGTCAACTTCTTATCAATAACTGCGTTAGTGGCCACTATGTAGTCAAGGTCAGGCAGTGTCTGGCCGCACTTACTGCATGTGGTCGAGTCAAATCTCTGACTCTTCAACGTTTGAACATCAAACCGCAACTGCACAGCCTCTGCTTCAAGTTGTGAGATTTTCTGGTTGCAGATGTTTCTGCACGTATCAAACGAGGCTTTATCACCTTTCCACACGGCCCTGTACTCAATACCGCAAAACGTATTATGGGCATCAACCCGTGCAGCATACCCCTCAGCCTCAACGATCTGTTTCTTCAGCACGTCAATCTGCCCAGCGTCCACAGTCTTGTCACAGGCCTTTGTGAGCACTGACACCTGAGTGTTGGCCTGGTCTACGTTGCGCAACAACTCATCGACCTTGCCCTCCATGACGCACTTGCGCATGTAGAGTGCTGAAGCATCCCGCCAAGACTTCACAGAAGTCTCGGCCTGCTCCTTCAGGCTGGGCAAGGATGCCTCTATGGCTGCAGCCTTGGCGTCCAGAGCCCTCAACGCAACTGCGTGGGCATCCTCATCCGGCTGGGCCGGAAGATTCGCTGTGGCCGCTGCCAGTGTGTTCTCAGCACCCTTGAGTTGGGCTTCTATCAGGGCCGGAGACCCGAGTGCCAGCTTCTTCGATGCCGCGTCAAGGATGCGGTCGAAAGTATCGAAAGACGCCAGGTCCTCGATCATCTGGCTCAACGCTTTCGGGCCTTCTTCAAGAGCGCCCCGGATACCATTCTGGGATGCCATCAGCAACTTTGATGCGGTCCCCGCATCTGCACCCAGCAGGCTGGCAGCAAAGTTGCTGACCTCTGTCTGGCCAGTGACAAATGGCCCCTTGAAGAACTCGACAGAGACCTCGGCACCACCCTTGCTTCTGGTAAAGGTGTGTTTCACGCCACCGGCAGTTAGCACGAGCGTGACCTTGAGCTTCTTCACGTCCGTGCCCCACGTGACGCATTGTTCCAGGGGGGTGCGCAAGGCCTTTGTTCCGAACAGTGCATAGGTAATGGCCTCAAGTCTTGTAGACTTACCTGATTCGTTGCTACCCCTAAACAGGTTGATTCCGTGTGTAAAGGTAGTTTCCTCAGAAACTACTTTGCGGAAGTTTTCTAGCTTTAAAGAGTTAAGCATCAAGTACCCACTTCACAACATTCTGCTCTTGTTCAGTCAATTCACCCATAATAGCACCAACCACGTCAAAGACTTTGATGTCTTCAACACTGGCTGCCAACTCGTCACTAAGGTCGCAGCCCTCGATCTTTACTGCAGAGCTTATCACGAATGCTTCATGACTTTGACGCAGCTTTGACACCGCCTTGATCACGTCAGCAGCTTCAGCAGCAGAGGCTTCACCAGTGACACGGATGAATTTGTAGTGGTCATGCACTTTCAGGTCTTTCCAATCCACCTCAATGTAATTATCGTATGAGGCCCATGTGTGCTCTAAGTGGATGTGACCGTCATGGATGCGGACACAGTGCTTGTTGTCGTCACCGATGCAGTCACTTACACTGGATGGGAACTGGTTACCGACAATGACAACTCTACCTTCACGCAGCGTGCGCCCTATGTGTTCGTGGCCAATAATCAGCCTCCAGCCTGCTGTCATCAGCATGTTGACTTGGTCGTCGTTTAAGTTGAGAGAGTGGTCGCTATTCTCAGTAAATGCGTTTTTGTAGTTGCAATGTAGAAGAAGTTGACGACCACCATGCCCCCTGTACTCAGCCGCTTTAATAACCTCGTAATCAAACATACCTTGATTAGGCATGTGGGGTATACAGAATATGTCACGATCCACACACTGAAAACCTGAGTCGTAGACCATCACAGAGCCCCAGTGTTCATTATGAAGTGGCAGCGACAGCATGTATGCCAGCAGATGAAACGAGGATACTTTGTCACCGCGTGGTGACCAGTCGTGGTTACCAGCTATTAGATGCAGATTGTTCTTGTACCCGTTATCCAACCAATTGGCGAATATCTTGGCAGTACTAACGACCTCAGACACGTCAACAGAGAAACTATCAAACAAGTCTCCGTTAATTATAATGTCATGGCCAGCAGTCTCTAGCATGGACTCCAGCCCATTACGCAAATAATCACGCAATGCAGCCTGTGACTGCGGCGTAGTCCCGCCAGTCCTGTTTACTCCGATGTGTAGGTCGTTTATGACAAGCACGGCTATACCTCCAAAACATAGTTTATGTTATAGACAGGGACAGCAAAGTGCCTGCCGTCACTGGTAATGCCAACGACGGATTCACTGTCCGTGTCAAGGCTGTCGGGCCGCGCCCGGATCACGGTGCCGTCCTTCAAATAAAAATCGACCAGCTCCTGCTGGTGTGTGACGTAGCAACCCATGGGGCTCCTCTCAGTAGTGCGCCAGTGCTCTATATTGAACACTGGCGCTTGGTTTGTCAATGGCCG